TGGCACTCATAACGTGTCCAGCCCTGATACCCGCACGCCGTGAAACTTAGCGAAATGCCCAACGCTAAGCCCACGGCAGCAAGTTTTCGGACTACTTCCCCGTTAACCCGAAACTCTTATCCTGCGGGTTTAACCAACGCAAGATCACTGGTGCAACCGCTGCCACACCTGCCATTGCAAGGGTTTTAGGGTCTTGCACGCCTGCCATGTATAGCGCAAGGGCTGCTGCCATAAATGAGCGCGCCCATGAGGCTGCTAAGGCTTTTGCTTTGTCCATTTTTTTGTCTCCTTCTTAGGCTTTGCAGCCGTTGTTGGTGTTTCGATCGCAGGGAATTCGCCTTTGTATGGCACAAATTTTGGTATGCCAAAACCTACGATTTCCTTGCCTTCTCCGTATGATCGAACCTTGACCATGACCATGCCGCCATTGCGCTGGTCACCTGTCCCGCTGGTGTTTCCTTCAATCGTCAAACAAGTCTTTGTGTCAATTAGTCCAACAACAATTCCAATGTGGGAAATGCGGTCAATGCCGTCATGTGGAAAATCCATGAAAGCCAAATAACCCAATTGCGGCATAGTTGACCAGCGGTTGATCTCTTTGAATTTGTGTGCGCCAACGGCAGTGCCAACGACTGAATGAATCTTGACGCCTGCCTGCGCTGCACACCAATTGACAAAACTGCCACACCAGGGCAAACCGTCTGCCTTTGTAAATTTGCCGTACTTGGTCAGGTTGTCGCCTTCTTCAATTGTGCCGATTTCAGCTGCTGCGACTTCAATCAAACGGGCATTTGTGCCGTCAGGATAGGAACTCACAAGCCCAACGCAACCAAATCATTTTCAGTCAAACCAAGTGCAGTCAATTTTGCTTGCGCCACTGCCTTTGCGGCTGCTTTGTCTGCTTCTTGTTTTGCTTTCCATGCGTCAAATTGCGCAAAACCGTCCGTGTATTGCTTCTTCGTGATTGGTTCGCAGTCAACAAATTCAATGCCTTCAAATTCTGTGCCCGTTTGAACGTAGCCGCCGTTTGGAATAAGCATTGCCAAAACCTGAATTGAATTTGCCATTATGCACCTATTTCTAAAAGTGTGATTATTGACTGTGATAAATACTGGAAAGTAATGCTTGCACTTCCAGCCGTTGATGTAAGCGCGCTTTGTAATTTGTAAGTCGTTGCTGAAGTTGTTGCGGGAGAATCTAAGTAATTAAATGTGTTTATGCCGCCATAACTTGCAGATGAACCGCCGCCTGTAATGTAAGTAAATGTATCACCAGGATAATCAACAATAGTTGTCGCGCCGCGCAAAAGTCTGGCTTTTCCACCAACGCCGCCTGTCAATGCATTATTAAAAAACTCTGGGCTTACAATAACTAAGATTTTTGATGTTGCCAATGTTGGCGTAATTGTTGCCGTGATAGTTGTATCGGTCAAGGTTGTTGTGGAAATTGTTGTTTGAGTTGTTGTGACTGCACTTACTACTTGCAACACTTTTCCACCGCCGCCTGCTGGTGCTGCCCATGTTGGAACACCGCCTGCGACAGTCAAAACATTGCCAGTTGAACCAATAGCAAGTCTAGTGTTTGTGTTTGCAGTTGCTGATGAATAAGCAAGATCGCCAAGCGTTGTGCCTGGTTGCAGTGCCTTCAAGCGTGTGTCAACGCCTTGCAACGCAACGTCAAAATCGGCTGGTAGGTCAGTGACCAAGTCGCTTGACGTTGGAAGCACAAAACCATAGTTGGTTGTTGGATTTGCCATTTGTTCCCCTTTTCTAAGCCACTATTGTGGCATTTGCCCAGTCTAAAGTCGGCGACACGCTTGCCCACGTTTCGGTGATTGGAACGTCGTTCCAGCGCATTGCCTGCAATGAATAAGCAAGGGGCGAAAGCAGCAAGGTCACCGAAAGTTGGTTGTACGACGCCTGGAATGACCAGCCCTCGACGAAGCCCTGGAAAGTACCTGAAGCCATGTTCAACGGCAGGTTGTTCAATGAGATTGCTTCGCCCATAAAAATTGCAATTAGGTTGTCGCGGTCGCCATTATCCAATTCAGGGTTGGTCAGGTCAAATGTAATTTCACTAAAAATTGGTTCAGGTTGGGCGCGCAGCGATAAATAAAAATTTGCTTGATCAGTGGCATCAGCTGCATTGTGCAATGTTGTAGTGATGATTTGTGCAAGTGTCCCGTACTCAGCAATTGAGTCTGCGTCACTGGCAGATTGTTCACTGCTGCTCGTTGCGCCGTATTTGATTGTTAAAGAATTGCGAACGTCGCCCACACGGGTTTCAATGCGCAAACCAGCCGCACGGGCTTGATTGGCGTCAAGATCAACGTATCCATTTGCGGCAAGATAATTGGTGCGGTGTGTACTGTCTGCGTACCCAATTTGCCCCGTCGGCGATTCGTACAGGTATCCCAATCCTGAAGTCGCTAATGCTGAAACCAATGAATAAACGTCGGTGCGGTCTGAAGAACGGGCTGCCAATTCATAATTGCCTGGACGGTCAATTTCACCCAAACCAGCATTTTCGGCATTTGCCCAGGTAGTTGTTGGGTCGTAAGTTGCCCAGGTCAGTGAACCAGGCACTTCAGCCCATGTATTAAATAAAACTGCGCTCAAAATGTCATAAATCTGATCGCCGTCAAATTCTTTTGAAAGCACGCCATTTGTCAATGCTTTTGGTAAACGTGCCAATGCGCCCAATGCGGTGATCGAATAAGTTTGTGTGAACATGGTTGAACCTACGTCACGGACTTCCAACCCAATGTCAACAACGTTGCCACCAAAGATTGAAACGAATGTGTTTGAAGTGTCTTTGATTTGAACCGAAATTGTTGAGTTGATCGAAATGGGGATTGCCGTTTGATTCACGTCTAGCAATTGAAGATTGACGTATCCCGCTTGGGCTTGCTCATAAATGTTTGTTCGACCGCTTCGAATGGTTAGGTTAGCCAAAACGGCGGTTGTGTATTCCGTCCCGTCTATTGTGACCTTCCAAACGGGATTCCACTGCGTCATGCTAGTTGCAGGTTAGTTGCGCCACCTGTGCCGCGATAGTAGGAATTGTTTAAAGTGTCCACAATTGTGCGGGCAGTGCCTTCTTTGTCTATTGCCCCATTCACGGTGAGGTTGACGGTCGTGCCTGACGCAGCCATGATTCCAGCAAGGGTGTTGGTGTTAACGCCTGAACCGCTTGACGCGTTGATTCCCACCGAAGCCGCTGACGCCGACGCAGCAACGCTTGCTGCCTTCGTCACACCGCCACCTGAAACGCTTGGGACAACAATCGTTGGGGTTTTGATTGTCGGTGTTGTTGGTGTTGTAAAACCTGAAGCAAATGGGATTGCACCAGTCGAAGGCGCGTCCGAAACGCCAGCGTTGCTTTTGTTTGCAAGTGCGTTTGCACCTGCTAAAACACCAGCAGCAAGGGCAACCGCGCCCACACCCAACAAGGGATTGAGGGCAAACGCAGTTGCAACGCCAGTCACAATGGCTGCTGATTTCAGTGCGTTGTAAGCGGTTATTAAAGTCTTGATAAGCGCAATTGTTGCCGTGACCCCTGCTGCAATCTTTGAGACAACAAAAAGCCCAGCAATTACTGAAGCAGTCAAAATGATTTCATCTTTCAAATCCACAATTGTTGCAAATACTTTTTTGACCTGTTCGCCAAATTTGAACGCACCGTCAGTTGCATTTTCGCTGGCTTCCGTCAAACTGCCTTGACCTGTCAAACCGTTGATGAATGACTGTAAATTTGGCACGACTGTTGCCAAGACATAATCCGACAATTTTTCAACGACGGGCAACAATGCTGCGCCAATAGATTCTTTCGCTTCGTCGGTTGCAATTCTAATTCGCTCAAATTTAACTGCTGCCGTTTCAGCTGCGCCCTCAGCAAATTGACCGTACGTTGTCTCCAATGATTTAATAATTGCTTCATTGTCTTTTGACTTCAACAAATTTGCGTCAAGTCCTAAGCCTAATTTGTTGAGCGCAGTCGTGTTTCCGTCGTACGCCTTACCCAGTGCGTTTGCCACGGTTTCAACTGGCTTTCCCGCCGCCACACTAAGGTCAAGTGCAAGATTGAGCAGGCGTTGGGCTTCTTCAGTGTCCTTTGTGCTTCGAACCAATCGGCTAAACGCTGGACGCAGTTCGTCGTCCGTGACACCAATCGCAATTGAAGTTGTGGTGATGTATTGCTCAACGCCTTTGATTTGTTGAGCCGTGGCGTTGGTCGTCGCCTTGATCGTGTCTGCCAACGTCTGTTGTGCTTTTGCGTCTTCGGCTGCTGCCTTTACCGCGTCAGCACCAAATGCCAGCGCGGCTGCGCCCGCAACGGCAAATGCCAATGCAGCCTTCTTGCCAAATTCTGTTGCCTTGTCGCCAAACGATTGGGTTTCCTTGCTGGCGGTATTTAACCCCGCAACCAAATCCTTTGTTTCAGCAAGAATCGAAAGTTTAAGGGTTCTTGAACCAGCCATTAGTCGTACCTCTTAACTATCTTTGAAAAAGATTCTTCCCAACGTTTGATGATTTCAGGTTGCGCTGATCTTAGCGTTGGATAAATAAACCAACCGCGCGACCCGCGACCTTCACGACCCGACCACTTTGGAAACTGCTTCAAGCGATTTGAACCGAATTCAGCACCGCCCCATAGTTGTTGCGTTGTGCCGCCACCACTTAATTTTTGACCTGCAAAACCAAATGAAATTTCACCGATTTTGGAAGACTTTGAAACTCTTGCGCCAGCGGCGACCCGATCGTCTAAAAGGTTATTGGTACGACCAGCGGCTTGAATAATTTTGCCGCGCAAATAATCTGCCAATTCGCTTGACGATTCTTTTGCCTGCGAAATGGCTTCGTCGTCCATTGCTTTGAACGCACGGGTTATGGAACGCAATTCGGCTTTGTCATAGGTAATTGCTTCATTTGCCATTGCCGCGCCTCTCCAGTATCTCGATCACGGTCAGAATGTCTTCGGCTGATTCAAATTCGCTTGGTGGTAGCCCCGTTGCCAGGGCTACTTCCCAAACTATTCTGCTGAGACTTCCGACTGGATAACTTTTGGGTTTGCTTCACCGACAACCACGTCCGCAATGGTTTCAGTCCAAGCCTCAATCGGCTTGACTGGTTTACCAGCTGCTTCACGCTTCATTGCATAATAAGCAAGAAATACAAGATCAGAAATTCCCATTTTTTCCTGTGCATGTGCAATGGTGTTGCCTGTGTGCTTTTCCCAACGAACCCATTCAGGTGGTGCGGCAACAAACGTTGCTTGCTCACCGTTGTTGAATTCAATTGTGATTGGTAGTTTCATTTTGTCTCCCGATTGTTAGTTTTTAACTGAAGGTTTCAGTAGGTGTTCCCACTACCGTGAATGATAGTGAAACTGTCTGTGCGTCAGGTGCTGCCCCGCCCACGCTTGGGAATACTGGCAATACGTTGAACGCGAACACTGCGCCTGTTGCAGCAGTTAGTGAACACGCCAATGTTGTGTTTGGTGATGATTCTGTTGCTGACCAAAGGGCTTCGCATAGTGAACCAGTTGCGCCCCAATCTGCAAGCATTTCAACGTCAAAACCCCACTGGTCGTCTATGTGTTTGTAGGCGCGACCGTCTAGGGTCTGATAAATTTCAATTGTTGGGTCGTTAGCAAGCACGGCACTGTTTGCCTGTGCGTCGTAGTTAACGGTCGCGATCGTCAACACTAAATCGCGACCCGTGATGATCGTTGTTGGCACGTTATCTCCTTTTAAGTAGTTTGTGTGTAGTACGTCGAAACGTTTATGTCAGCAACCAGCATTGGGCTTTGTCCTACTTCCAACACTGTCGGCTTTTCAACAACGCCAACAACGTATCCTGCGGGCATTGCCGCAAGAATTCCTATGATGAGTTTTTCCAGGTTGTCTAGTGAACCTGCGTTGCTATTGGAAGCAACAATGGCAGTGATTGCAAAGTTAATTTTGACCTTGGTTGAAGCCTTGCCAATTAACACAATTTCCATATAAGGAGAATCGGGCACAATGACGATTGCGGGTGGAATTGGTGCTTCAGGAACGCTTGAATAGCAGGTTGCCGCTAGTGATGAAAAGGCGGTGGCTAAGGCTGCGCGGGTATCGGCGACGGCATTGGCTGGCATTACTGCACAACCGTTTCAACGTCCAAAAATGGCATGAGCAAGGTGGACACGCGATTGGTCAGGCTGCGTCCCATTCGGTACGGCGTTGAAGCGAAATCCACGCCTTCAATCTGTCCACCTGCTGCAACGCGTGATTGGAATACTTCGACGCTGACTGCAAGAACGGCTGATTCGATTGGCGCGCTGGTTGCGTATAAATCAGCTGCGGAATAGCCCTGAAGTGTTGCCGTACCCATTGGAATGATTTCGCGCAATGTGACATTTGATGAAGTCAATGCAGCGGTGAATGAATAGGGTGTGGCGGTAACGACTGTATGTGTGGCGGTAAACGGTGCTGGCAAACCAGTCACAATGACGGATTGACCTGCAACAAAATGATGATCGCGTTGGGTGTAGAAATACGCGACGTTTGATTCTAGTTTGTATGACTGAATCGCTGAAGTGTTTGCAACAAGCATTGGCAAAATAACCGCTTCAGCGGTGTTAATGATTTCGTCAAGGTAAGCGTCAGAATAAAGGGAAACGGACACGCCAAGCACCGTACGCAATTGACTGGCAGTGACAATGGCTGGCATGTCCGTTCCTTTCGATCTGCTGCGGCGAGATCGGGAGAACCCGCCGCATGATTAGTGGGTGGCGATTAAGCCTTGTTATTTTGGAACGCACCAGCGGCAATTTTTGTTGCCACTGCACCGAATGAATAAACACCAACAGTGATTGAACCGTCAGCAGTTGATTCAGCGCGTAGTTGGTATGAAGTTCCCTCGTACCATGTGTAAGCGTCAGGGTTAACGATTAGCAATGTACCGTCCCCGTCGCCTGCGTTTGTTGGGTCAACGTACAGGTTCAAGCCCGCAACGTTTCCAGTCAAACTTGTTGGCACTGAAACACCAGGTTGATTCATAGGATTTGAAACCTGTGAATAAATTGGACGTCCAGCGTCATTCAAAGTCATTAGGTTTGACCACTGGCCAGTTGACGCAATCATGTTGCGTGCAAATGGATTTGCAAGTCCAGCAGTTGCGCCATAAACGCTTGCTGCACCGCGACCAATAATTCCAAGCAGTTCAGCAGCGGTTGGGTATGTTGCAACTGTTGTTGCGTCCACAGTCGCGCCTGCAATTAACTGTGCGTTGACGTATGAGTTTTGCGCCTTTGCCATTGCTGCAACCATGTTGCGCAATAGTTCGTCGTAAAACAACGGTGATGTGCGTGTCAATAATTCAACTGAAAACTTCTGTTGTCCAGCGAATTTTTTGACGTCCACTGAAAGGAACAC